TTCAGTTGCATCTTCAGTTTTCGTTTTCTTGGTTGATGCTTTAACTTCAGTTTTCACATCTTCTTCCGTTTCAGCGTTTTCAACATCCTTTGTGCAGAAGAAATGTTCGTCTAACATTCTTTGTAGTTCTGCTGAAGACTTTTTCTTGTTGAATTTTGTCATGTCGATAACTCCAGCATGAATCTCAGCAAGTTTTTCATCTGTGATTTCCTCAAGTGTAGAGGGTGACATGAACTTAGAAGAAACATATGTGGTGTATTTAGATTTACCAGCAACAGCAGACTTTGCTTCACATTTAATCTTTAAAGTGCAACCGTTCTGCACATCAAAAACTTTAATACCGAACTCTTCAGCGTCTTCACCACTAATAGCAGAGTCTATAATCTTAGCCAACTCTTTACCATAGCGAACCACTTTGATTTTCCCATTATTTTCAGGGTTTACAGGGTCAGAAACAATGTATGCGTTTACCATCCAGTTTTCTTTTCTTGAAATGGCTTTATTAGCCAATTTCTCTGACTCGTCACCGTTCTTGTATATCTTCAATACGTAATTATCTATAGGGCAACTCTCTCCGTATGTAGTAGGGCATAAAGCCGTCACAAACTGTCCTGTGGAGTTGCTAGTCCATGAGTGGTGAAAGTAGTGATATCTTGTCTTTCTTCCTTCTGCTAGGTTAGGAATCAATCTAACTAGGTATGTATTTCCCGCTTGAAACTTCATAATATCCTTAAATGAAGATTCTTGTTTTTCTCCATCAGAGTTTTTAATGTCGTCAAATGCGTCGAGTAGTGTTTTAATGTTTGTCATATTTTTAATTTATTGTTGAGTTAGTATTGTATATCAGTTTTTAGGTTTTTCAAGTGCTTTTAAGAACTTTTTCTACAAAACTTCTAATTTTTTCGTAGGCAGTCCTTAAAAAAGGTTTTAATTTAGAATGTATATAATTAGTCTTTAACGTGAAAAAATCTTGATTTGTTTTTCCGAAAAATAATTGCTGTTCTTCTTCTGGAATCTCGTTTAGATGCTCTAATATATTCGGAAACTCCATCAAAGAGTATATATTAATATCACCATTCTTGATATGATATACCCAAACTGGATGAATACCTGTTTTAGTATATCCAATATAATCATCGAATTGTATTTTATTAGATATGCAATATTTACCGATAAAACTCAAAGATTTTTTCACATCTTCAGAGTGTTGTTCAGGAGATAACTTACTCAATTCTTGTTTATATATAGTATATGTTTTGATGGCTCTTGGGGATGCAAAGTATTGTAAATCGAAATAATCAACATCCAAATAAAGTTTATATGGTGCGCTAAAATACATGTCCATATTAACTTCAGGATATCTAGAAAAGAATATTGCTAATTTTTTGACATATGGATATTTGGAATCCTCTTCAAAATCTTTAAAATTTTCTCTAAGTCTATAAGCCTTTTTCCTAATCGATCTGGAAATAGCCATATGCTTATTGTAAATTCTTTTTTCTAATTCTGTCATGTTTTCTTTTGTTTCTTAGATTTCTCGAATAACTTTTTAGTGTTTTTAGATTTTATCAAAATTGGATATAATTTCAAAACCCCCAAAAAAGCATCCCTTTCGGATTCTGCACCTGTCATCTCGACAAATATATCACGTAATCTATAATTTTCAAGTATTGTTAGAAACAATACGGACGAATTCACTCTTTTATTATTTATCATCGATAAATAAGAACCAAATTTTAAAACATTGATAATAAATTCTTTACCACATATATTATCAAGCGGATCACTATTGCTTATAAAGTTCTCTAATATTTTATCATTTAACATATGTTGGTAGTAATTAACCACATATAAATATTAAATCAAATTCAAAGTTTTAGAAAATGTTTTGAATGCTTCTGTCATTGCTGAACCACCAGAAGCACAAGCATGTCCACCACCATCACACAGTTTTTCAGCCAATTTTGACAAATCTAACTTGCAACCATCTTTTTTCCTCATGGACACCTTTCCACCTCTAGGCATTATGATAAATACTATATCGGACTCATATTTATTTAAAAGATGTTCGGATAATTCCTGTATATAATCATTTGAAATAGCGGAAACAACTTTATATTTCTCTTCTTTGGTTTCCAATAATCCCGAATAAACCTCTCTCTTAGTATTCAAAAACTCGTCTTTAGTATTAATATAAAGATTTATCATATTTTTTTGAAATTTGTCGAAAGGTTTAAACCCTTTACTGTAATTCTCTATGAAAGAGTTTATCTTGTCATTAGTGCCATGAAACACCACATTCAATTCATAGGATAATGGGGTTTTTTTCGATGCTGAATCATAATCATCTGCTAACATTATTAAGATTTTTTGAGCATCAGTAAATTGAAATTCCTTGCCTAACGTATCCTTCAAAAGCTTTGCACAAGAAGTATAATTCTCTATTTTAGTTTTAGCTTTCTTATATTCAAATGTATTAGTGGCATGATGATCTATGATAACAACATTTTCAACATCTATAATGTCACCTAAATCGGACGTATCTAAATCTAAGAAAAACACCTTTCTATAATCCTCGAATTTATTATTCTTCAACCAACCCGAAACATTCTCTCTCATTGTTGCTGGTGTTGTGGGGTATATAGACGGTTTATATCCCAATATCCAACTTAAAGTTAAATACGAGGCTACTCCGTCTAAATCTTTGTGAGTGAATATAATATCTTTAGAATTTGACATATTTTTATAATTATTCTATATCTTCCATTAGGTTTTCTAGGTTTGTTAAAGTGTCATTAGCACCTGAAACAACAGAATCAGTAGAATTCTCCGCAAAACAATCTTTGTTTGTTTCGATCATGGTCAATGTTTCATACTTAACCTTAAATGCCCAATTTCCAAAATTGGAACCGAATCTATTTTTCTGCATACCCATATTCAAAATCCCTAACTCTTTATCTTCGTCAGATTGCCATATAGAACATAGGATATCGCATGTTGCTGCTAATCCTATACTTTCAGATATGTTTTCCATTCCGGGATTATCTTTATTAAAACCTGCACGATTCAATTGACTGGCTGAAATGAATGGAATATTATACTTGAACGCTAATGCTCTCAATTGTTCCGCTATTTCCTTAACGGATTCATACGAATTGAGTCCCTTAGTCGAAGGATTTATCAGGTTTAAATAATCTATAATTACAACATCTGGTTTAAATCCATTATGTCTTAGTTTGTTTATGTAAGCATCTATTTGCCTGACTGTTATAGACTTAGGAGGATATTCTTTAACAACTAATTTGCTGTCTAGTTTGGCCCCTACTTCCTGAATAGAGTTTTTCAACTCTTCAGAATACAATTTGAGGTTGCTATGAGGAATTTGGGATATTTGAGAACTTATTCTTTTCGAATACATGAACTCAGACATTTCTAAAGATATTAACAATACGTTTTTACCTTTAAGTGTCATATTAGCTGCCAGATTTCCTAGAACTATACTTTTACCTACGTTAACTTGTCCTATAAAACAGGTTAAAGTTTTTGGGAACACACCACCTTCCAGTCTAGAATCTAAACTATTCCAACCTGTAGGGATAGGATGATATGTTGTTGTTAAATCTATGATGTGTTTTTCAACGTCTTCAAAATACCAATGACCTAAACTTTCTTGGAGAGAAATAGCATAAATTTTTTCAATGGATTTTAAAGTTTCGTCTAAATCGATTACACCTAATGTATGTTGTTCGGCGGCAGTATCAATAGTTTTGTATAACCCTCTATCTTTCAGAAACTTTTCAGTATTCGCAAAAAGCTCTTCTTTGTTAAATTCTACATTGAGAAGTTTCTGTGTTAATATTTTAGTTATTACGTTTTTATAAGAGTTTTTATCTTCTGTTGTAGATAACCTCGATTTTAACTCTTCCAATGCTGGACATTCTCCTCTCTCCACAAAAAAACGGAAAATGTTTTTTATGAATTCTCTATTATTAGCATCCTTAAAATATTCTAAATCTACGTGATCTATTATAGCAGATAAGTATTCCTTATTTTTAAGGGCATTAACTATTATAACTAATTCATAGTATTCATAATCTAATTTCTTAGGCTCTTCTTTTTTGGGACTCATATTTATGCCTCATCTTCAACACCGTCTCCATCTTCGTCCAATTCATCCAACTCGTCTTTAATCGTGGTTGATACTAACGCTTTCTCTCCACCATATCTCAATTTATCGTTTAGAACCTTTTCCAATTCTGGCATTATTTTCTCCCATATTTCAGCGTTCTTCTCGATATTCTTTCTAAATCCTAACGATTCACCATTATAAGAATATGATCTTCCTTCCTTTTTAATAACTTCAAACGCTTCAGCTATATCAAACAATCCAGCATATGGGTCTAATCCAGTTTGAAAATTTAAATATAATTCCGTCTTTAAAAACGATGGTATGAATCTATTTTTCACTGTCAATGCTCCTAACGTAACACCTGAAACATTATGAGATATAGCTATAGAATTCTCATCTGGATTCTCCGATGTTTTTTCTTGTTTAGTGCTCAACTGAACCAATACAGAAGCCAAATAAACTGGCCCCTTACCTCCACTCTGAGTTTTTACAAGAGTTGGATACATTTCCATTCCGTCATATATGTGGTTACTGAACATTATAGGAACTCCAGCTTTTGCGGCTTTATAAGTTAATGCTCTCATCATAGACTTAATAGCTTTGGCTCGTTGTCCCATATCAGATGCGCTTTTATCGTTTTCAGCATCTTTAATTTCCTTAGCAGATGCCAAATTACCTAAAGAATCTATAGAAATAATGAATTTATTTCTCTTCCTGTTTTCTGGATTTTCGTCATTAGATTTTATAATGTTATCCAAGAATTTACTAATCTGGTTTCTACATTCCTCAATGGTTTCTATCGGATAGTATTTAACTCTCTTAGGATTGACACCAACGGCTACAGCACCTTTTTTATCCACTGCAATCTCAGAATCCCAAATAACTCCAACATAGCCATCTTTTTGAGCGTTGGCTATGACTTTATTCATGATGAATGTCTTACCTGTTTGACTTGGCCCCGAAAATCCTGTTATTCTTCCACGAGGAATTCCACCATATAAAGAACCTGATATAATCGCATTTAATGCATAACATCCAGTTGATATAAAACCATCAGGCGTAGATAATGTAGTAGAATCTAATGTTTCTGCGTCAGGATTCATCTTGTCAACATCACCAAAGATGCTGTTGAACCCTGATAAGTCGTCTTTTTCTTTTTTAGCCATAATATATAATTTTGTAATAACCTGATATTGAAAAGGGTGGTGGGGTTATTATCCACCACCCTTTTATTTTCCGTCTTCTTTAAGTTTATTAATTGTTATCGTCGAACAATTTTATTATCGGTGTATCATTCCCTGTTTGTTTAGGGGTGATTATAGCAGATGGATTAAACATCTGCTTATATTGTGCTGCAACCTTAAAGTCATATACAATAGGTGCATACAGCGATATTATATTTCTATTATAATGAATAATGGTGTCTGCTTCTTTATCAGCCTGAAACTCCTTGAAGAAGAGTGGTAGAATCTGAAGTCTGATTTGACCAGTTCTTTCATCTGGCATGATGTGAATCACAGCAGGATTTTTTATTGCTATCGTTTTATCAGTTGATAAAGAAGTATCCTCAATTCCGATGATTGTTCTTTGTAAACTGTCTAGTAATGTTATTAATGTTGGTTCCATATGTTCAGATTGTATCTTACCATAAAATTATTATTTTTCAAGTCTCAGAGTGAAAATAAATCCATTAAATTCGTCTCAACTTCATTTTTCAAATCTGGTATTCTCCAGCCGATACATTCATACACCCGCTCAAGTTCTTGTGCCATTAATTTAACGAACATTGTATCTATATCAACTTGTAATTTGAATTCTGTGGGGTATTTTCCAGTATAAGCTATTCCATTTAAATTATATGGGTTTTTCTTCACGTAGAACCATTTAATTTTCTGTTCAGATGCAATACCTTCATATTTATCATCTATTTTAAGCTGTTTCAGTAATATATTATACGCTATACTAGCTTTAACATGAACTGGACTGCCAGATTCAAATTTTTGAAGCGATGAAGTTTTAGCGAACTTATCTAAATTATGAACTGCTGTTCTAAAAGCCATTTCATCAATATTTAAGTTTTTGAATTCTTCATATACTTGTTTATAAGCTTCATTAGTTTTTTTCTCGTCTTTAGTGGTCAATGCTACTTCAACCACCTTTTTAATTCCTGTTTTAATGGTTTTAGATATTGTCGATTTTGCTACCTTAACACCAACATATTTAAATTTATCCACCTTTTTACCTTCTTCATCGTTGATATGCAAAATGTAATTTTTCTTCATCAAGAAAGTTCCAGAATCGGCAATTACTTCCCTTTTAAATACATATCTAGAATCTAATGTATATAGTTGCTCTTTAGCTAACTCGTTTATGTTTCTGTTCAGATATTCGTCTAAATCATTAACAACTTTCATTGCTTCATTAGTTATATTCGACTCGGAATCGAGCAAATTGACTCCCAATTTTTTCAGAATGGGTTGAACTGTAAAATAACAAGAATTATGAATAAGTATATCATTGGCGAAATATACTTGTTCTTCTTCTATGTCAGTATCCATTTCAAAATCATATACATATTCATTGTCGAAATCTTCTAATTGCTCTACGATGAAATCCTTTGTGATAATAGTTTTATACATAACCTAAAAATTCAAGACACGATGATAACACAATTTCAGGAGTTTTCAAATATTCACTCTCCCAAACTACTAAAGTTTCAATATTTCTATATGTTTTTAACGCTTTAATTTTCTTTTCGTCCTTTTCCCATATTTTCTTCGACGTTAAATTTTTAACGAAAGGGTTTGGGTAATCGCATTCTTCAAATTTGTCAGGATTAGCATGGAAAACATCGCCATTAAATTCGATACACTTACCTTTTTCTATGTCTACATAATCATAAAAAAACATGACTCTATCAACTGATGAATATACTCCATATTCCGAGTTTTTAGTCGCATAATATATTTTGTCTATATTAGACGTAGAATGTTTTACAATTTCATCGAAAAGTTTTTGTGAAATATTGGAATAAAAACTCTCCCTATCCATATGATATGCTACATATCTCTTAACTCCTTCAATTGTTCCATATCGACCTATAAAATTATCAATGGATTGTGCTTTTCTTTTACATAAATCTTTATATATAACCTCTCCATCAACTTCGCCATAAAGTTCCGTGAAATATTTCAATGAACATCCTGCATGTGCTTGTCTAATACAATATTTTTCCCATTTTTCCGTGCCATGTTCTGTGCCATGTCTTTTAATTAAGTTTTCTTTAGTGCAGGCTCTATTCAAATTATATGCATCGAACTCATCTTTACTCATGCCATATTTAGAATTTTTATAATCGAAAGTGTTAGTAATTGCCTGTTTTTCCCTATATTCGTCCCACTTTCTAACACCTTCGCTCTCCCCGTATAATTCAATTGCTCGTTTTTTTGTCCATTTGAAACGGTCATTTAAACTTTTGGCCACAAGGTCTTTTGTTTTGTCTAATCCGTATTTGATACAATATTCGTCAATTGTCATATTATATTTTTTCAAATAAGTGTGGGTTATCCTGCCCATTTTTCTACCATCTATTTTAGATGTGACATATGTATTTTCATCGTTTAAATCTACTACGTGTTTTCTATTTGTTATGGCCATACTTATATTTAAGTCGCTATATAAACAATTTCATCATTTTTCTCTATATTTTTTGGGGATATTCTTTTCATTTTATCGTTCCTGATAACTACCATATCGTGATCTTCGGTTATTATAATACTTTTACCGCCTACAGTGATTTTAAATTTTTTCTTACTGACTTTATGCCGAATTATTCTTTTAACTCTTTTATAAACTGGAACACCATTAACATACGATAAGACTTTCAACCCTTCGGTATTTTTCACCTCATGTCCATTATTTGTAAATATCACTTTATTGATATTATCATCCCATATTTCTTGTATTCGCTTCTCCTCATTTTCACATTTTATAACACTCTCTCCAACACAACTGTCTGTATCCCCATATACGATTATACTCTTTTCTATACCGTAATTTTCTTTTGCAAATTTGTCTCCTAAATTTCCTGCTTCCTGTCCCACCCACTGACCAGTTTCCGTAATTGATCTAGCTGCGTCAATATCAGCAAAAAAACAGTAATTATTTGCAAACACGCCATATATAGAATTCAAAAAAATCTTTATAGTGTATTGCAAAATATCCAAATAAAACTCTTCAGCCTTTTCTTCAGCGTTCTTCTTCTTTATTTTACTCAATACTTTTCCCCTGTTCTTAGCATCAACACGTTTGGCATACATGTCATCTACTAATTGTGGTATCACCCCTTTATTCTTCTGTGAATATAAAATATTTGCTTTGGATAATGACATTTTTTCCAATGTTAAAAACTGCTTCAGCTTTTTAACTGGTATCTTATGAACCTTCCTGTTCACTAAAACCAGTTCTGCTACATCTTCTGGATTATTGAAATCTGGATGATTTATAATCTTGCCGACTTTTGTTTCAGGTGATATGTTTAATGTTATTATGGTGTTAGGATATAGACTGTTAGCATCAAACGATACTATCGCCTCCTGAAGACCCGTTACCGCTTCTCTAACATATCCACCCGGCAAAGCACCGTCAATATTAGGCTCAAACGTTGGTATTATAAATCCTTGTTTTTTAGCTTGGATTGCTATTGCACCTTCGACTAATTTAACCTTGCCCAAAGCTTGTTCAAAATTAGAACATCCTTGATAAGACATCAATCTCGCAATCTGAAGATATTTCAATTTATCTTCCAGTTCTACTACCAGATTAACGTCTTGAATGTTATAATCTACAAAATTTTCCCAATCACTATAAGCTAACAAGGACAAGTTAGTGGCGTTTATTTCCAATTTCCCTTTACCCAATTCAACTTCTCCTATATAATTTAAGCTGTATGATTCACGCTTTTCTCTAGAAAAGGTTTTATATAACATCATATAATCTAACACGCACAAACCTAGAATAGTCCACTTCTCGAAAAATTTTCCAAATCCGTTGTTGGTTCTTGTGGAATATATTCTACCAACTGGAGAAATCTTCAACATAGCACCTTCGCTAATCACACTTTTAATCCTGTTTACTAAATATGGAATATCGAATCCTACAATGTTCCATCCAGTGATAATATCAGGATAATCATCACGCATAAAATCTAGAAAACCACTCAACAAATCGACTTCTGAATCACATTTATGATACACGCTATTTTTCAATTTTGGTGTATATTCCCCTTCTCCCCATGTATGATATGTATCAGAGATAGAATCGTGAACGGTTATTAACAATATTGGATATTGTGCTATGTCAGGATTTGGGAATGTCTGCTTCAAATAACAACTGCCATTTATTTTAACCCACTCCTTACATTCTTCATCGTATACAAGATGTTCTGCGTTATCATAACCCAAAAGATTTTCCACAGTTGAAGTAAAGGTTCTTTCACCATTACTTTTCAGTTGAACTATATGTTTATTTGAATATTTGTTGCATTTAGTTTCTATATCAATATTAAATATTTTCAGGGGGAATTGACTGAAACTTTTATCGTCAATTTTATGAAAATACGAATCAATTAAGAATTGTTGATCTGGAGGAAGACTGTAGAAAAATCTGTGTTTATGACCACTTTTTTCCATAAACTCCTTTCGTTTATAAGAGTCCTCGAAATC